CCATTAACGGTGCTACCTGCAGCAGCCCACCCACTTGATTTGTAAACTTTTAATTCATTAGCAGTTGTATCAAAATAAAGATCACCTACATCATTAGAACTTACTGGTGCTGAACTTAAAATTCTATATCTTTCAGCAAAACTATTTACTCCAGATAAATTAGTAGCAACTGTATTAACATTGCCAATTGATGCACCTACTAAATTAACATTAGATATAGATCCACCTACTGCATTAATATTTGATGAATTAGAATTAACTGTATTAATTGCAGTTTCTAATCCTGCAACTGTATTAATATTTGCAGAATTTGAATTAACAGCATTAATATTTGCTGAGTTACTATTTACAGCAGATATAGCAGAACTAATACCTGATACATTTGAAATTTCTGTTGTTATACCTGCAACTGTTGTAACATTAGCTGATATACCTGCAACGCTAGTTATATTAGCACTGATTCCAGCCACGCTATTAATATTGCTAATGTTATTGCCGACACTATTAACATTAGTAATACTTGCAGCAACAGTATCAATTTCTGATGTTGATTCCTGTAAGTCTGCAGCAACTGTTTCAATTTCTGATACTGTTTCTTGTAAATCATTTGCTACTTCTATAACTTTAGCTATGTTTGTTGCAACTGTATTTATGCTACTAACATTTGTTGCACATGTATTAATATTAGTTATAGCTCCTGCTACCGAAGTTACATTAGATGCTATACCACTAACAGTAGTTACATCATTAGCTATTCCTGCAATTGTAGTAATATCTGTTATATCTTGTGAAAATTCTAATCCATTACCTGCACTGTTAACTGACAATACTTTGTTAGCAGCAAGGTTTGGAAAAGTAATATTAAAAGTATTTGCTGTTGTAGCAGCAGCTCTAGGAGAAAATTTTAAATCTCTTTCTAATTGCTGACACATAGCAATAACTTTATCTAATTCTGTATTTAGTGATCCTATTTGGAAAGCTCCAGATGTTGGAAAGTCTGTTGTTCTTTCTATAGCTAAATCTCTGTAGATTGTAATTACATCATTTACTGTAGCACCAGGCGAACCTAATGTAATTGATCCACCACCTGTTTGTCCTGCACCAGAAACAGAATACTGTGTTGCATTTGTAGGTGATGCCGAAAAAGTTAATAATGATGTACCATTAAAAACTTTTAAATCTGCATTATCAAAAAACTCGAATCCAACAGTAAAGCTAGTTTGTCCAGCTGTTGCTGTATATTGAACTCGTGGTTCTGTATCTGAAATTATTATACTCATTATCGAAGCCCTTTTTCTATATCGTCAAATAACCAATCCAAGTACCATACGTTCTGAAATGGAATTAATCTACGCACATTACGTGCTGTGTAGTGATTATATGATTTGCCACCAACATCATACATAATATCAAACACATTATAAATTTGTGATGCACTTGGTCCCAACAATCCAACTTTAGATTTCATAGAAGAACCATAAGGTTTACCTTCTCCCATTAATGGAGCTATACCAATTCTATTATCTGTAAGAGCTTCAATAGATCTATTAACATCTACAAATATACCACCTAATCCAGATCTATCAAACGCTGCTAATAGTTTAGCAGTTAAAGATTTTTTAGAATAATCTTTATCAAATCTAAATGTTGTGTAAACTGAATCTACTAACATACCAGATCCCATTAATAATATAGAACCAAATAAAAAATCCATATCTTTTTCTTGCATACCTCTCATTAACATTCTTTGTGTTGAAGCCATTGCAAATTTTTTAAACTGTACAATAGTACTAGCAAGTTCGTAGTTCATAAACAAAGGTGTATCTCCTTTGCCTGGCGTTACAATTGTAATATTAATATCTTTATTTAACGCTGCACCAAATCTTTGTTTAGCTAAATCATCAGTCCATTCTGTTGTATTAGCCATTCTATTGTGTACAGTTTTAGTTCCATGTTCTTCATACATTTTAGCAATTCTTCTTGCTACTTCTTCATCAATACCAGAAGCTGCTAACTTAGTTTTAAATTTATCTGACAAAGTACCTTTACTCCATTTTACAGAATCTTCTAAGATTCTAGAACCAATAGTAACAGATGCTGCACTTTTCATAAATTCTGTCCATCTAGACATCATGTTAATATACATAAAGTTAAAGTTGGCTGCTTTCCCCATCATACCTTCTACTTTAGAAGACATACCAAACATATCTCCAATATCAGAAAATAACATAGCTCTTTGTCCAGTAACCATATCAACTGCTTCTGCAAAAGACTGAGCTTCTTTTTTACCTGCTTTAAAGATTCCGAATTTTTTATTAGACAGCATATCTGCCCACATTTCAAATTGAGTTTTAAAACCTCTTTGAATACCAGATGTCATAATAGTTCTTGGTACATCAGCTACTGCTGCAAAGAAACCTGTAAGCATTGTTAAAGCATTATAATGTTTCATTGTTCTCATAGCTCTAGATGTCCAAGCATGAGGATCAGCAGGTAATCCATATGTACCTCTTACCAGCTCAATACCAGCTTCTAGATCTTCTAAAACTTTGTTTCTCTCTGCCATAATTTTAGCTTTTTGTTCTCTAGTTTTTGCCTTAAATGCTTTAATGTTATATTCTTCAGCTACTTGATATAATCCAGGAAACGTCATTGATTGAGCTTCATCTATGTATTTATATCCTAGACCATTTGGATCTCCGTATTTTTTAGTAAATAAAATATCTGGAGTTACTTGTCTGTAGTATGTTTTCATTAGTGAAAAAATATCACTAACCATAAAATCATTTTCTAATAATTTTATTTGTGTTTCTGGTAGAAGGTTTAACTCTCTAGCTCTTGTAGCTCTAGCATATCTAGGTCTGTTAAAAGCATATCTTTCAAATATAAGATCTTTAACATCATCAGTATATTTTGTTTTTTCAAATCTTTGAAATGGAAAATGTCCTGCTAGATCATCTACTAAAGTATTTAATTTTTTTTCATTAATATACTTTCCTCTTTTAATTAGATCTTCTCTAATTATATTCTTAAACAATTCTTTGTTTTTATCTATATTGGTTTTATTATAAATTATATTAACATAATCTTTTATTAAACCATCTGACGCTTTTAGACGTTCTTCTAACTTAGCAATTTTATTTTTGATTTCTGTTGCAGAATATTGTGATGTAGTACCATCTACTTTAGACTTAAATGATTTAGTAGTTTCACCTTTCTTTTTCATTGTGTCCATAGTACCTTTCCAAAAATTTAATTCTCTTTCAATAGGTAATTTACGAATACCAAGTTCTTGCATTTCTTTACCTATTGGTCCATACACTTTATCTTGTGTAATTCTTGCAGCTTGTGCTATTTCTGGAATATCATTCTGCATACCTTTTAATCTTGTTAATGTAACTTCTCTACTAAACTCAGCTAAAGACATTTGACTATTCATAATGTTGTGCATATTTAAACCAAGTTCTGTTTTAGGATGTGAACCTTGTACTCTAGCAATATACTTCATGTATTGTTCTTTAATATCTTTCATAGCTTCTATAGATCCTACTTCTCTCATTCTTAATTGTAGTTCAATAGAAGGATCTGTTGCTTTAAAACCATACTCTTTAGTATTTTTTAATTTAAGTAATGGAGTATCTAATATATCTGCAATCATAGTTCTTGCATTTTTAGATGCTGCTTTAGTAACTCTAAATACATTAGTCCAAGGACCATCTTCACCAAAGACACCTAAATTACTTTTAACAAATTTTTCACCTTGAAATTCTTCACTAGGAGTTGGTTTTAATTTTTGTTCATTAGCAGCTGCACCTACACTTCCAGTTGTAGGTCTTTCATTTGGATTAATAAATTTACCATCTTCATATATTTGTTGTGTAATTTGTTTTGGTGGCGAATGAAAAACTTCATCAGATTTAATAATCTTTTGATGTGTTGCTGCACTAACATTACCTTTAGCCATTTTATTAATTACATAGGGTAATCCATAACCACCAGCTACAGTCCAAGGAACATAACTATCATCTCTAACAGGATCTATATTTTGTTTTGCTATTTCTTCAGCAGCAAATGCTGTACCAAATACTTTTGCACTTTGTCCTACTTTAGTAAATAATAACAAAGATGATGGATCTAAAAATGCTCCTGTAACTCTACCAAGATGATACCAAGGACTAGCGTAGTTTGTTTCAGCTTGTTGATCTAATTTATTAATAATAGCTGTAGTTTGAGCTGCACTTTTACTAAACATAAAATGATCATAAAAATCATTATAAGGCTGTATTTGTGGATCTTCTTTTGGATTATAATTTTCATCAGCAGGAAAATCTTGATTATTTGTTAAATATTCAATTGCCATATATGGCAAATTTTCATCTGCAAAACCTGTACCAAAATCAGATATATTATACTCTACTGGTTTAGTTTCTTTCTCAAATGTTTTTTGAGCATCTTCTGGAGTAAATGGATAAGATATCATTATCTTACTTTACCTAATTTACCACCATAACTATTAATGCCTAATTCATATCCTTCTAATATCATAGCATCTAAATACAATTGATTTTCTGGTGGATAGTAACTATTAAATGCTTCTGATCCCATTTCATGTTCAATCATAAATTTAATTAATTTACTTACTTGTGTAGAATCAAAAAAGTTAATAGCTGTATCTCTACTAAATTCAGTTTTTTGTTCTAATGCTTCAAGATATATATCTGTATCTTCTGCATATGTAGAAAGTATTTCTGCTATTGTAGGCTGATCACCATATCTTTTAGTAGTATTATTATTAATTAATGTAGAGTTATTAATCATTACTCTCATACCAGCTCTTATAGAATCTATAGGACTAGCAAATACTGCTGCTTGATTACCTGTATCTACATCAGTCATTTCACCAACCCAAGCTGAATCAGTTTTCATAACTGCCATATAGTTATTAGTTCTAAATGTTAATGGTAAAGATTTATTTTCATAGTTATCATAAACATGTTGTCTAAATTTTAAACCCATGTTTTGTTCAGTATATTTCATTTTATGTGGAGGAAATACTGATTCTATTTGTTTGTCTTTTGAAACTATTTTACTATTAGCTTGTATTCTTGCATCATAAGATAATGTATCATTAATAGTATTATTAATTTTAGCACCTTCTTCATAATATGGTGCAAGATCTACATCTATACCTAATGTTTTAAATATAAATGCAAATGGTTTTATTTCAGCAGGTACATCATTTATACCTGGTATATCTGGATAAAATTTATAATCACTAGCTTCAATACCAGTTTTAATAGTTTTATAAATTACATTTTTTGCAAAACCTTGCCAACCATCATTACCATCAAGTAAATGACCAAAGTTTTTTTCAAACTGATTATATTTTTCTTCAGTTAAAGTATTAATTAAACTTTTTCTTGATGCTGATTGTCCACTTATTTCTTGCATTCCACCAAATCCTGTTGGATCAAAAAATTTATTTCCTTCAGTTAAATTAATTGTGTAACCATTATGATTAATTTTTAAATGATAATTAGGTTTACCATATTTATTCATTGTTCCTGTTGGTTCAATTATGGTATTTTCAAAACCATTATCTATTTCTATTTTAATAATATCACTAATACTATTAGGAACACTTTTTCTATTTATAACCATATCTGTTAATGGTATTCCAAATCCTTCATCTTTAACTCCAAATCTTTCTCTTTTTTCTGTTTCACTTAATGTAGATTCTAATTCATTACCAATAGCTATAATACTATTTTCAAATCCTTGTCCCATAAATCCTATTTCTTTTTCATAAGGATGTTTTTTTATTTCTATTTGATTATTACCTGTAAAATTAGTTGCACCATAACCTTCTTTATTCATTGCATCTAATGCTGACATTGCAGCATTTTTAAACATTTGTTTTCCTTTATCAGAAGTAATATCAAATTCTTTACCACCATTCATGTGATTTAAATTAGTAATAGTATGAGCTAACCATTTAGCTTTAACTGGTTCTGTTAATAATGTACCTGCAAAAGAAAAACCAAAAGTAGTTGATGAAGCATTAAATATATCTGCATATTCATTTTTACCATTATTAAAAAACTTTTTAACCCAGTTAGTATCTGTGTTAATATCAAGTTCACTTATTAAATCTTTAAAAATGCTTACGCTTTCTTTTGCATTAATACCTAAATGTTCTTCTAGTTTTATTTTATTAGCTTTTGCATTTGGTATATCTGCACTAATACTATTTAATTTAGAAGCTAATGTTGCATCATCTTGTATAGATAAAGCTCCCATTAAATTACCTTCTTCATATATAAATTCATTATCAACTACTAATCCAGGATATTTTTGTTTTGTAAAATTATATAAAGATAAATTATTTTTATATTCTTCAATCATACCTGCATTATTATAATCTACATTTATTTTAGTATTTAATTTTTTAAGAACAGCTGTTGGTGTAATATTGTATTTAGATAATACTTCCATAGCTACTGCTAAATTAGGGTTTGATACATCTGTAATATTTTCATTATTAATTCCATATCTAGATAATAAAGCTGATGTAACTAATTCTTTTTGATCATCATTAATAAAGTCTTTTTGTGTACCAGCAATCATATCACTAGCTATTTTTTGTGCTAAAATATTGTTTTGTGTAATTTGTACAGCTTTGTTAAATTGTGTTTTACTAATACCTTCTAAATTTTTTAATACATATTCAGTTGCATTTGAATTTGCACTATCTTGAAACTGACTAATATGAAATGGTTGTCCAGGTTCTTGTAACCCTTCTAAATCATATGTTTGTTTAGAAGCCATTAAAGATTTAATTTTTTCACCATTATAGTTTTCATATAAATCCATAGCATCTTTAACTATTTTTTTTCTATTAAACTCATTACCTACAAAATTTTCATATTTTTTAAATATAGGATTATTCATATCTTCTGCATTTTCTAAATCATCTACAGAAATTTTAACTTCATCATTACCTGCTGCATAATTAGTAATATATTTTAAAGCATCTGCTTTATCTAATTTTTTCATTATGCTTGTAATTCTAAGTATTTCAGTATTTTGTAAATCTGTTTCTAAATCTTTTCTTAATTTGTTTCCAGAATACCTCATAGTTCCAACTAATGATTCTTCTGCACTACCATATATTTCGTTATGATTTTTAAATGTAGTATTTGCAATATAATTATTAATGTTAGTTATTGGTGCATCTGTTTCTACAATATTAGATAACTGCATTGACATAATATCTTCATTATCTGTTCTACTAAATTGAAAACCATCAAGAGCTTTTTGATCATTCATAGCTCTAAAATTTTTAGTTGAATATGATAAACTAGCTAAATTCTTTTGTGCTAATATATTAGATACATAATTTTTATAAACTGTAGGTGTAGATTCTATTAAATTTTTAGAATAACTATCTACTGCATTTTTCATTCCATCTGGATCAAACTTAAATTTTTCTTGTAGTTGTACATAATGATCTCTACTTTTTTCATTAAAACTAACTTTAAAATCTGTTGCTGCATCTGCTTCTGCAACTTTTCTAAATGAATCTATAGCTTCACTAATAGGTCTTGCTATTTCAGCTGCTATATTAGTATCTGCAAATTTTGGAATACCAATATTATCAGCAACACTTGCTTTTAAATTAACTTGTTTTTTTGCTTGTTTTAATGCCATTATCCTATTTTATCTCCTTCATCATCTGTAAAATATTGACCTCTAGGTTTTCCAGCTTGATATGATTTAGCGTAAGCTCCTGTTTTAAATCCAGCTGATACTAAATTAGCATAGGCTCCAAATTCTTTTGCTTTACCCATAACTTTAGTTGAATATATTTGTGATTGTAATTTAGATTCACCTCTAGCTGTATTAATTTTTATATTAGCAATATCTTTTTGTGCTATTCTATCTATTTCAGATTGAGTAGATAAAAAATGTCTGCTATCATCATTATAACCAGAACCAGAAACTATAGCTCTATTTATCTTTCTTTTTTTTTCTGCTGCTTCTAATACATCATTAGAATCTTGAATACCTTTTAAAGCATTATATTTTCTTTCAGTTTCATATTCTCTTATGATTGCTTTGTTTTGAGCTTTTTGTGCTTGAATACCTTGATAAGTACCAACAGCTTGTACAGCAAAACTAGCAACAGCTAATGTAACAGGATCAGCACTCATGCAAAAACTACCTCCACACTCATTCCTAATATTTTAATTGGTAACGGATCATCTTGAGATAATGTTACTGTTGGACTTTTACTATAACCTAAAAAGAAAAATTCTTTTTTTTCTGTTACAGGCTCTAGGTCAGAACCACCAGTGAAGTTAACTTGTTGGACTACTAAAGATTTAGAGGTTGTGTCTGCAGCTTTTACAGTCAAATCTAAAGCAGAATTAATATCAATGATGGCTCTTGAGATTCTTCTTGGAAGTCCAGTTAATGGACCTTCTGGTAATTCTTTATCTATCGGCATAGTTTCAATAATAGGTATATAATTAAATCCAATTTTTACTCCAGTTGCTCTTGGCGAATTTAATGTAATAGTATCTGACGCAGTAACAGTAAACGCACCTAATGAGCTATTACCTTCTACTGCATTTATAGATTCATTTGTATAGATACCATTTACAGAATGAAAATATCCTTTAACAATTGTAACAACAGCATTATCTCCTGGACTTACTGCTAAATTTTTATCTAAATTAAGATCATAAGATCCACCACCATTATTAGTTACAGCTTGAATAGTATATTCAGTAGCATTACCTGCAATAGTAAATGTTTCGTTAATTTGTGGATCTGATGTAAATCCATCTATTTTAATAACAGCTCCTGTTTGACTAGCTCCTTCTACTAAAGGTGTTCCTCTTTGACTAACTGTTGATGTTGTTTCCATATCTAATCTAATACTATCATCATCTCCAAATTTTTCTAGTGTATATACTGTAGATCCATTTAATTGTCTTTTAACAATACATACTAAATATTCATTTAATGTAATTACTGATTGATATAAATCAT